ACGCCCATGCGCACGCCGTGAAACGCATGCGGTGCAGAGGAAATTGCCTGCATGACGCAGTTTCCGATGCTGCCCTGGTCGTAAATCTCCACGTCTTTCGCCGTATAAACAGGCGGGAGCGTTGCCGCTCCCGCCGCCATGCGCACACTGTAATCCCGCGGATCATATGCGCTTGGAATCGCGCCAAGCACTCTTTTACTCACCTATATTCACCTCACCCAATAATAATATATTCATACGTTCCCCATTCACCGCCATTTCTGGAGTATAGCGATAACGGTGCAGCAGCGGGCATCTGAATTAAAAGCTGACCTTCGGTTCGCGTCATTTCCACGAATTGTTTAAAATAACATGTTTTGTCCACGTTCCAAATACATACATTGCTAAAAGTAGACATGGTTTTCAGCCATAAAAACTGCCCAACTATCGGTTCATCACCCGCACCTAATGATTCAGTTTGATATAGCATTATCACCTGCGGTTCAAAGTCAACGCCATTGATCGCTACACTGTATTGATCTTCATCCGGCGATGATGTAAATGTTCCATTAACATAGTGTTCAGGGCCGCCCGCCTCCGCCATCGTTCCCACCTGCTGCGTTCCATCCGGCGCATGAAAAATAATCCCTTCGGCTACTTTATCCGCCGCTACCGTATCGCCAGACAGATCAATCAGAGTATCCAAACCAAACAAGACCTTATTTATCGCCATAGCCTATCACCCCGCGATCGTTGCAGTCTTGCCTCCTGCCGCATTATCGCTCTCCACATATGGAATTGCCGCCACTGTGACCTGGCTAAGATAATCGTACCCCTCATCAGGAAGTATGATTTGCTCGGTCTTGGATGGAGTTACGGTCTTGGCATGTACTGTTATGGAACTGGACGGCTCCAGCGAGCCGGTAACGCCAAGGATTGTGATTCCCTGTTTGATGTTTGCAGCGATCAACTTTGCCTTTTCCGTATCAAGAATGGCCACTTTCCCGCTCCCATCATGATAACCCTGCGCGATGCTGATCTCATCGTTTACATCCGATATTGTCAACGATACCGCGCCACGGTTTGGCATTGTGCCGGTAAGCTTTGCGCCGCGCGCATATGCCGTTTTGCCTGTCAGCATCTCGGCGACCTGCACGGTTGCATCGCCTGAGTTTACATCATAATCGCATGTGCCGGTGATAACTACGCCGGATTGATCGTGAGCCTTAAATCCGGCCAGTATTTTATCTGGGGTCACCGTGTCTGCGGTAAGGTCGATGAGTACTGTGGAGCCATAGATCACTTTATTGATCGCCATTTCATTTATCCTCCTATGATTACTGTTTGTCCGTCTTGCTCGTTATCCACGCTGTAATAAGGAATTTCCATTATCGTTATGTCGCTTGGCATGAATTTTCTTGCTGTATCCAACCTTTGCGGTGCAACGCGCGGTATTGCTGTGGCCGCCCCCGCGTATACCTCGATCGCGCCTTGAATTACACTTCCGTCATCTCCATATGCGGCCTTACCTTCCAGAATATCACCCGCCGCCGCGCCGTTTGACAAAGGCGCGAGCGACAAGCCCGCGCTTTCCTCCAATACCCCTATTTCATAATTGCATTCATACTCCAATACTGCTATTTCTTCTTCCCCATAAATCTCAAGCGTCGCAATTTCACGCTCATCCATCGTCCATCACCTCGTCCGCCGCATGAGTGACTTCCTCGGTAATCGTAAGGCTTCCTTTCGCTATGGTACGGATTCCTGCTGCCGTTTTTACTTCGATATCAAAGCGGTATTCCTGTCCGATCTCCAATATATCCGTATCAGCTGGGAAAAGCGTGAACCGATAATACTGTGTTTCGTTGTCATACACTATGCTCCCGTTTGAAACCCGTTTCTGAATTAAAATCGTCCGCGAGTTCGCCGAATTTTTCACTGTGAACCAAATGTTGATCGGCGTATCTGTTACCGGCTCCCCGGCGCTGTTCCTGCGTTGGAACTTGAATGTGTGTGTATCACCACGCGTGACTTCATAATTCATCGCACTACCTCCTCATGAATCTACGCTGCCGCTCAAATTGTACCAATCATAGCCAACCATTCTATATTTAAGAACGTTGACGTTATTCATCTTCAGTTCTATCGGAAAATTTGGCCATGGTGGGTTATACAGTCTCATTGCAATGTTTGATCCGTTTGGATTCCCTACAGGATATTCTACTACATAGGTTCCGCTATCCTTTATAATTCGGACACGATCTCCCTTGCTGAAATATGCGGATGCATTTACCTTGTACCTTTTTTGGCTTTCCACAGCCTGACCGTCAAAAATCAGCGTTACTCCATCGCTGTATATCGTTCCGATCGTTGCAAAGCTTGCGTCCTTTGGTTCCTTCATAGATACATTGCCCTCCTTGCTTCATGCGTCATATCTGCCCCGGCTTCAAGTGTAATGCTCCATGCCGTTTCCTCAAAGACACCTTCCAGCGCTTCATGGTGGAGCGCAATCACATCCCCCACACTATGCTCCGGATTGTTGGCCGTATAGAATCGCACCGTTTCGGTCGAAATCATCGACTGTGCCCGTTTGTTGTTGACATACGCCTGCAGCTCGTCTTGTGATGCGATGTTGTCTAAGGTTTCAACAGACACAATGCGCCGCCGGCGGTTTATGGTAGAAAGTGCCGATGAGACACTGTCGTTGACCGCAGTAGCAATCATCGGCTCGTCGTATTCGGGATTGCTCACGATCGCCACAAATACATTGGGCGCATCAAAAATGTCGAGTTCACGTTCTGTGTCTGGCTTGATGATAGACATCTCATCAGCGCGATAGATATGCCGGATGTTACCTACGCCCGGTGCTACATAACGGTGCAAGCGGGCGATGCCGTTAAAGTCAAACCAAAGACTTGTGTAATTGATTTCAGCGAGCAGTGTATTGATGATCGTCAGGTAATCCGTCCCGACCTCCCAATCCTCCCGTGCGGTTGCAAGCATGGCATCGCACGGATCGGAGATTACACGCTCAATTCCGTTTGCAAGTAAAATTGCCTGTACTGCGTCCACGTATTTTGTTCCTGCCGCAATATAGTACCGCACCTCCGTTTTTGATTGCTGTAGCCAAAGCGCGCGGTCATATGCCTCGATGTGTATAACGGTGCCACGATCATCATGGTTTTCTGTGAGTACGCTGATTGCATACTGCCCCAGCGGGTATTCCACGCCCCCCAGAATCAGCACCGGCTGAAGCAGGTCACTTGTCGGCCGCAATATCTCAGAAGCGCGGAATACTCCCGTCATGTTTGCTTTAAGCACTGCGTCAGCCTGCACTGAAACAACGGGGGACTCAACGATATCCAGTGTCGTAACGGCCGCGCCGTTGCGTATAATATCAACGCGGCGGGAAACCCGCCGCGCTCCATTCTTAAACTTCATGCTCAATCACATCCTCGTAGTCGACCGCCCGCATCGAGAAGGATACATCCGTACCCGCCCAATCCGTACTATGAGGCGTAGATTCCAACACGCCGACATAGCATTCGCCATATGGCGTTTTAAGTGCTACAACCTTCCCGAGCAACGCCCTCACCGTAAGTGCCTCTGCACGGTCAAAGAAAGAATACTCAAAGCTGTATGTCTCGTCCTCATATTCCGAGATCTCCGCAACCGGAAGGCGGCGGCCGGAATAATGCTGGTATGCTATCTGCCTTGTTGCTGTTACCTTAACAACAGGCTCCTCGTCCCGTAGGTACGGTAGCTCGTGCCACACAAAAGTGTCAATATCCGCAATTACCGCCGTATAGCAGGCAACGTCAACGGCCACCGGCGCAGAAAGAACATAATCATCCCCCATAACAGCGCGCACGGTGTAACTGCAAGGGCCTGCGGCGAGATGGTCTGCAAGCGTTGTTCCGTCCGTCTTACCGATCAATATGCCATCCCGGTATACGTAGTACCACGCGCCTTCACCTATGGCCTGCCAAGCAAGCTGTACATCCGTATTGGCATTAACCGTTGCAGAAAGCTCAACGGCTCCGCTGCCAGCATTCGTCACAATTATGTCTATAACCGCCCATGCGGACCACATCCCGAACTCATTTTGGACACGAACATGGATGGATGCGCTGCCGTCCGGCAAAAACAAAGGAATCTTATGTGTTTTCGCCGTACCGAATACCACGCCGCTGTCATAGTTGCCTGCTGTCACCTGATAAGCCTGCTGTCCGCTCGACTGCCATGTGATATCGGGCCGCGGTGTTGACGTCACGCCCATGATTAGTGGCGCTGCCGGAGCTGCTTGCACGATAATGGTCGCGCTGTCACTCCATGCTCCCTCCCCGCTATCCGCGTTATAGGTGCGCACACGCCAAAGCACCGTACCCGCCGGGATCGTATCCGCTGGCACGTCGCAATACTGGTTTTCGGATTCTACAACAGAAGCGATGTTCGTCCATGACGCACCGTCGTTTGTGCTGTATTGCAGATCATATTTGCTCTGCGCAGTACCCGTTGCAATGATATGATTCCATGTGAAGCGATTGACTACACTACCGTCTATGAACGTACTCACTGGAGATACCAGAGCACAGGACGATATACTGTCAATAGTTGTCAGCGTTGCCCAATCGCTTTCCGCCGTCTCCCCGCTTTCAAAGCTAACATTAACCTTCCACTGAAGCTCCTCTGTGGAGGGTACTGTATTTGCCGGAATGGAGCATGACATCTCGCTTCCGCTCACGTTGATGGTACTGATTGTCCCGCTCGCGCCGTTGCGCCAGGATACAGTTGCGCTTGCTTGCGTGAATACAGCTGCGCCACCGTATGCATTTGTAGACAGCGTCCATATCAGTTTTGCCACTGCATGGCGGTTCAGATATGCGCCCGTTGTTGGGGTTTGGTTCAGGCTCATATCCGCCTCTTCCATGGATAGCAACAGATATGGCTTGTTTGCACCCGCTACGCCATGGAAGGTAATCACCGTATCGTTGATGTCATTTGATCGTAGCGCAACCACGCCTTCCGCCCAACTTACATCACCCAACGGTTCACCCATGCTGTTCTCCGCTCCACTTTGCAGTACATCTGGAAACATGTGAGCAAATCCCGCCATTTTTCCAAGTGCATACTCGATGTTTGTATATGTTATGCCTTCGAGCGGACGGTCTGGATAACGTTCAGCAACGAATTGCTTTTCTGACCCGATTTCCCAGTTTGTAATGTATAAGAACAGTTCAAGCGAAAGAAACTTTTTACGTTTCTGCTCATCTGTAAAGTCACTGAAGCGCGCAAGGTATTTGCTCACTCCGCCATCGTAATAAGTATAATCTGCTGGTAACGTCACGGAGTTCAAGTTTCTAAAACTCTGTTGAGGTTCGCTCTTGTCGGCAAACGCATCCTCAACCGCATATAATTTGCTCGTTGTAATCGCCATGCCCTCACCCCTTTACCGTACCTGCGCGCGTCACCAATCGCTGTCGCTGCGCGATGCGCACGATGTCATTGAACTCCTTTACGCTTTTTGCGTCAATCGTGACGTAATATACGCTGCCCCCTGCAATCGCCATGCTGCGCTCGTTTGGGATCACCGAACTCCCACGGGGAAGCCGCACAAGCTCCGGGCCCTTTTCGCCGACCCAGGCAAATCCGCCCGGGTGAAAATCCGTTCCATCGGCATAGCCAGGTGTGCGCTGTGCATTTTGCACACCGTTACGGACCTGACTCACACCTTGTCCAATACTGTTCATCGCTCGGTCAAGGTCTCCGCTCTTTCCGGCAATTACAGCAATGATAGCAGCCAATGCAATCAATGCGGCTACCACGCCGAGTACGATCAGCGTTGTTTTTGCCGTCTTCCCTGAAAATACATCAATTACGCCGGTAACTGACTTTACAGCTTTCACAACAGCGATTACGGTGGTGGCAACCGTAGCCACTACGACGACGACCGCGATCACATCCGGCGGAATTGCCGAAATAAGCTGCATGATGTCTGTCAGGATGGGAAGCAATGCGAGTCCTAAAGTGTTTTTCAATGTGGTGCTCTGATTTTCAAACCGCTGCATCGCATCATCCAGCTCGCCCAGCTTTCCAAGCGTGTCTTCGCTCATAACATATCCGACGTTATGCGCCTCATCGGCAAGCTCCGCGAGCCTGTCCGCGCCGGCTTCGATAAGCGGGTTCAAATCACGCGCCGATTCCCCGAAGATCTTCATGGCGATCGCATCCCGCTCAGTTTCGTTTTTTATTCTCCCGAGCTTCTCAATCGCCTCGTAGTAAACCGTATTGGCATCCCGTAGTTGACCATTTGTCCCTGTAATCCGAATGCCCAGCTTCCGGTAAGCCTCCGCAGTCTCCTTGCTGCCGCTGCGCGCAGTATTCATGGAGTTGATCATTTTGCTCATGGAACCGGTCATCGTATCGAGCGACACATCGATCAGTTCGGACGCATATTTGAACTCCTGCAGCTGATCGGTGGAAAGTCCAGTGGTGACAGACATCGTCAAAATGTCATCCGCTGTCTTTGCAGCCCCTACTGACATTTTCACAAGGGATGAAATCATTTTTGCCGCCGTACCCACAAAGGTAATCGTGCTTGCATCGATTTTATTGAGCGCCTTTATGCTTTTATTGGCGTTCACCGGAAACGTGATACCGAGCTTCCCCGATACTTCACTGAGCATGTCGCCGAGCCCCCTGCCAGAGCTGGTCGCGTCCTTTTGCGCATCCCCAAAATCATCCGTCTTTTTTGTCGCAGTCTCAAGCTTTCTTGTGTTCTCCTGCAGCGCGCGATCCATTCTGTACATCGCAGCTTCCGCGTTGTTGAGTTTGATTGCAAGATCCTGTGTGGTCTTTGAGGATTCTCCATTCTGCTGCGCTGATTTTTGATACGCTTCGCGCAGAAGGTCCACTCTATCCTTTTGGCTCAAAAGCATCCGGTCCAAAGTATCGCCACGCTTCGTCAGCGCTTCAATGCTGTCCTCGTTGCCCTTGAATTGCTCCGTGTTCAGCTTCAATTCGGAATTCAATACGGATAATCCCTGTCCCATTTCGGCAAGCGCCTGCTTATAGCCGCTCAATCCTTCCAGGGACACGCGAGAACGCATATCTCTTACCGCCATACTTCCTCCTCTAAGCTAAAAATCGTCCTGTGGAATTGCATCATCAATACTCCCGCGTGCAGTGCGCGCTCCGCCAATGGCAACGCCCAGTGCATTGACGATTCGCACCGCAAAATTCTGGGCACAGTCATCGATGTAGCGGATATGCCTTTGATACAATGCATAGATCTTCCGCGGCGTCATACGCCACACTTCACGCTCCGAATACCCAAGGACTAACCCCGCATGCAAATACCACCCTACGAGGTCGCATTCAGCGTCTTTCGCAGGGTGGTTGGTCAGTTTTTTCCGTCCGGTTCCGTTTCATCCTTATTCTCTTCCGTAGGCATATCGCGTCGCACTATGCCAATAATGCAGTGCTTCACATCTACCAACTGCCGTGCGGACATCGTCCGTTTCAGGCGTTCGATCGTCATAGCCTGTAGATTCTCTCCGTTTTCGCGGCGCTCCGCCACATCTTCATTGATGATCTGCACCGTGATCCACGCAAATACATCCAGAGCCTCCTGCTCAGTCATTTCTTCGATTTTTTGATACATCTCAGCGACTGATCCAAAACGGCCTATTACTGCTTCCACCACGTTCAGGTTAAAAACCAAATTGTATGTCACCCCACGCAGCGTAATCGTATCGCCGTCAGGTTTCTTAAAAATACCCATTCACGTCCCCTCCCCTTACTCGGATGCAATCCCGGCTTTTCCGTTAAGCCAAGCGATCGCCTTGGCTTCCGTATCCACGGTAACCTCATCCTTATAGCGTTTTTTCGTGTCGGACGCTGCCGCTTTGACTTGGAAGATCTCGCCGGTAATGGATGGGTTCATGAACTCAAAGGTTTCACCTTCAGTCTTAAATTCCTCCGAAGGCGGCGAAAATCGTACTTTGCGCAGCCAGATTGCCCGGTACTTTACGATATCGCCAACCATCTTCGTGGCATAAAATCCAACGCCAACGGGCTGAATCTCATCATCGCCACCGACAGAAAGCTCCTGCGTGGAGGTATCTCCCTCAATGCCGGCCGCCGCTTCCGTACCACCAAACAGGAACTTGTGTCCCTCCTGGCTCAGATCATCGAGACCGAGCTTTACGCTGCCTTCTTTGAAGCGCTCACGCACCGCCCGTACACCATTATTGGAATAGAACTTCTTGCTCTCACGCGTAATGGTGATATTCGCGTCAACCGCCTCTGCAAGCACCATGCCATCGGAATATGCTGCAACGCCGTTTGTCTCCGTCTCTTTCGCGGCGACGATATAGGCAAGACCAACTTCCATACTTTAAACGTCCTTTCCTTCAAGATATTTATTCCACAGCCTTTCAGCTGCCTGTTGCACCGCAGGTTCTGCCAGTTGCTCAGCCCGGTCAACAAACCTGCTTCCTTTGATGCTGCTGGTTCCATAATGCAGCACAAACGCTTTTTCCGCGTTGCGTACGCCCTTGGAATCCTTGCCGCGCGGATAGATCTCAATTGTCTTGATCCCGTTGATTGTTTTTGGTTTTTTGGCATATCCGATGCTTTTGATCATGTCTCCGGTGTCAATATGCCCTGCTTCCCTCGTGGCCTTCTCCCATGCTGCGCTTACTTCTGCCGCTGCAGCAATCAGGATGTCGTCGGCGATCTGATCCGCCTCTACGCCAAGCCGCTTCATATCAGCAATGATTTCATCCAGTCCGGAGATTTCAAGCCGAGGCATCAAAACACCTCACAATCATAGATGTGGTGGATATATCCCGTGTCCGGCTCGAAGTCCTGCACATACTCGAATGTAACCCATGGCACAGCATCCAACGTTGCATACAGCTTTGCGGCGACTGTATCGGAATCCGATTTTGTAAATCGGTCAATCTGCACTTTGCGTATGACTGCAGAGCGCCGGTTGTTTGAAAAGTGCACCTGCGCTTCACCGCATGGCGTCCAAACCGTATACGCTTCGTTCCCGTTTCCCTCGTACTTAGATGCGTTCGGGTCAATCGAAAGCAGCAGCGTTTCAAATTGCGTAAAATCAAACGGATTCATAGCGTACCTCCAGTCGCCGCAACGTAATGTCCATGGATGGTGGTTTGACCTCTGTAGGGTATTGAACCTGTTCAGCATCGTATTGCTCGCCGCCGATCATTACGACATCATGAACCGATACGCTGTCCAATCGTGGGCAGCGTATCAACCGGTCAATACGGGTATCAGCCTGCATCGCAGTGTAAAACCGTTTGATTCCCACCGTACGCTCATCGTAGCGCAGCAGCGACACCTTCGGCTCAAGTTTATACTCTGCCTTCTTGCCTGGTTGCGCTACATTCTTTGTGCGATATACCGCGCACACGCCGTCTTTATAGGTCTGCATCCGAGCTCACCTCTGGAATCTGCGAGAGCCGCAACGCTGTAAGGTCATGGAGGTAGTTCACTTCAAACTCATGGAGTGCCCCGGAGCGTGCGTACATGCAGTAGTCAAACAGGAGTGAGCGGGCAGAGTTTTCCTCCGTATAGTCCATCACCGCCCCTGCCCGCGCGTCTATATAGGCCATCCCACGCAGGATAATTCCGGCGAGCTTTTTATCGCCCGCCGGGTCGTCCCATGTGATGTCCAAATAGTTGCGCACATCGGATAGCAGGCCGTAAGCTTCTTCCTGTCTCGACATGCGCTTCGCCTCCTTACGACTTGGTAACGGTGACCGTGTAAGTCTTGACCGCGCTGCCGTTGGTTACCTTAACGGTCACCGTATTGCTGCCGCTTGCCCAAGTAGCACTACCGCCATTCGTGACCTCGGTACTTCCGACCTTGATTTCAATGCTCGCGCTTCCATCCTGTGCCGCTGCTGTGATCGTATTCGTGGCATTGGTCGTTGCAGTGGTATACTCCGTCTTGTCAGCGGCGAATGCGGGAGACAGCGTCAGTGATCCGATCGAGAGCGATGCAAGATCAGCAGATTTGGGTGCCGCGTAATTCTCCACCAGATAGCGCATCGGCGAAAGCTCAGAGATGTCCGCATAGACGAACGCTTTGTTGTCCAGCGGCTCGCCATGGCCGTACAGCTTGACGAGATACATTCGTTCATCCTCAAGGAAGTGATAACTGTCATCGTATTCGATCTTTCCGGACTTCGCCGTGCCGAGCGCAGCGAAGTACCGCTTGCCAAGACCAATGATCGCCTTACCCGAAGGTACTTGAACGGACTGGATGATCCTCGTCGGGATTGGTGTGACATTGCCGGCATAAGTACCGTCCGGCTTGAGCATCGTAGTCGCGGGCATAACCTTAGTCAAATAGTCGGTCGGGTTGCAAATAAACAGCACCTCGGTCACTGCACGGGCATTGCCATTGTCATCCGTAGCAAGCTGTGCAAGAAAAGCGCCATATACCTCCGGCCGAAAACTGGTCAGTTTTACAGTATTTTTCACCGGATATACACCGTCGGTCACCGTGACGCCGGTACCCACCTGACGGTTCATGCCGATGAACATGTTCTTACCAGTGCCGTTTACGATTGCCTCCTCAAGGCCAAAGGCCGACGCTTCGCCCAGGATCGCACGGACATAACGGTCGAGCCATGCGGGGCCGAGATCCAACATTGATTTTGCGACCGGAATAAAAGCAGAGAGCTTGTCCATGGTCATGTTGATCTTCTTGAAACCGCTGGTAAGCTCCTTGGTGATCTCAGCGGTGAGTACGCCCCACGATGAGAGCTGCTTGCTGTTAGTGTTGACGATAAACTCGATCATGCCGTTCGTATTCTGGAAGTTGATCGCCTCAAGCAACGGATGCTCCTGAACAAGATCATCGAACACTGCGTCCACAACGGTTTTCGGCAGCACAGGTTCATAGTCTGCGATCGCCTGCTTTGGATTTGCAGAGCGCATCGCCTGAATCAAGCCATCGTAATACTTGTTTTCCTCACTGGTGAGTTGCCGGGTACCGCGGGCAGCAAGTACGGTCGTGTCGTATTGATTCATCAGGCCGCGAGCCTCTGCCATGACGGTATCCTGCAGATTGAGCTGCAGTTCTTCCCACGCCTGGGCAAACTTTTCCGGATTGTCGCTGCGCAGCGCATCGGTCATGCGCTGCATGATTTGGGTCTTCTGCTCCTTGAGCAGATCAAGATTCTTCATAGGCATAGCGTATTTTCTCCTCCTTGTTATTTAAGTGCACTAAAAAACCGCCGGAGTTTCTTTTCCTGCGGTGGTTCTTTTGGTTCCTTGCCTGCGGGCGGCTCATGTGGTGGCGCCGGTTCAAACGCGTCACGCCATGCCTGCCGCAAACTTTTGTAATACTGCATCTGCGCTGTGAGGCTGAAATTGATGCGCTGCATCATCTGTGTCATCTGCTCCGGATCGCTTACAGCACCTTCCACCACATCGCACAGGCCATATTCCAGGCATTCTTCTGCAGTAAGCATCGTCTCGGCGTCCAAAAGCTCAGTGAGCTTTTCAAGCGTGATCTTCCCGCCGGAGCGTTCAAGGTAGATCTGCCGATTTCCCTCCATCATGCGGTCAAGGTCCGCTGCACATTTTCGGTGCTCCGCCGCGTTGCCAAAGCAAGCATCCATCATGTTATGAATGCCCATCATGCTATTGACGCGCATGATAATTTTATCTCCGCACATGGCAATAATGGATGCGATGGAATTCGCAAATCCATCCACATATACAGTTTTCTGCGCCGGATGTCGTTTAAGCTGAGCGTATATTCCATAGCCTTCAACAACGGAGCCGCCGCAGGAATTGATGTACAGATTGATTGGTAGCGCCGAAAATTTTGTGTAAAGGCAAAACCGCCAGACGATTCCGGTTTAACCTGCGGGGCAAGGTATCACCTTGCCCTGTGTCGATACCGTACCACGGCGAAGCCGGAGCCGTCAAGG